AAATATCATTTTAAGACTTCAGTAAAGCCTACATCATTCTTTAAACGAAAGGATAAATTTTTCTTTGCCAAGTTAGCAAAAACATATGAATCTGAATTAAAGGAATTCTATATTGCTAACTTTAAAAATGACGTTAAGTATGTCGGTGATATGCTTAACGAAGGTGGAGAAAGATATTATAGAGACCATAAAAAAATTATGGAATCTTTAACGTATCAGTTTCAAACTGATATAAATAAACTAAATGATATGGATGTATCATTTGATTCTCTTTTAGAAGCAGAAGAAAACAATCATCCATTGATTATAAAACTTTGGATGCAAGATGAAATACTACTGGAAACAGTGGTCATCTTGGATTCAATACTTGGATTTGTAGAACGCGAAAACAAAAAGATTACGGACACTATTATTTGGCCGGACATCTACAGAAAGATTATGAAATACAAACCATTTGTAAAGTTTGACAGAGATAAATGTTTAAATTTATTAAAAGATACCTTTACAAAAGCATAGAAATATGTTATAATAATATATTATATTATGGATAAAGTGGATAATTCAGTAATACATTGTAAATACGGAGAATAAAAATGTCACTAGAAAATCTAAAGAGCATGCGAGGCTCATCAATCGATAAACTCGTAAAAGCAGCAGAAGCTGTATCTTCAGCAAAACCAGAAACTAACAACTATACAGATGATAGATTTTGGAAACCAACGAGAGATAAAGCAGGAAACGGTTATGCCGTAATCAGATTCTTACCAGCAAAAGATGGTGAGGACTTACCTTGGGTAAGATATTGGGACCATGGATTTAAAGGCCCAACTGGTTTATGGTATATCGAAAATTCTTTAACTTCCATTGGACAGCAGGACCCAGTATCGGAGCATAACTCTGTACTCTGGAACTCTGGTAGGGACGAAGATAAAGCAATTGCAAGGGAAAGAAAAAGAAGACTACATTATGTAAGTAATGTGTTAGTTGTTTCTGACCCAGCAAATCCGCAAAATGAAGGTAAGGTGTTTCTTTATAAGTTTGGTAAAAAAATCTTTGACAAAGTCATGGATGTTATGCAACCACAATTTGCCGATGAAGAACCAGTAAATCCATACGATTTCTGGGAAGGCGCTGATTTTAAAATCAAAATCAGAAAAGTTGAAGGTTGGGTAAACTATGATAAGTCAGAATTCAGTGCTCCATCAGCTTTATATGAAGGTGATGAAAACAGACTGACTGAAGTTTATGAAAAACTTTATTCTTTACAGGATTTCTTAAAACCAGAAAACTATAAAACTTATGATGAGTTATCAATGAAGCTTAATAAAGTATTAGGTATTGATGCAGGACACGCTCCAGCAGCAGCACCGGTAATGAATGAAGCTCCAGCAGCTCAACCAGTGAATGACCCTGCACCTTTTGCAGAGACAGAAGATTCATCGTCGGACGAGGATGATACACTTAGTTATTTTGCTAAATTAGCAAAAGAAAGTTAATTTAATTCGGGATTTGAGTGGAGGGAGTCGAAAGGCTCCCTTTTTTTAATCTGAGTTATTACCAAATAAACGGCCAAAAAGACTTGGTTCTTCTTGTTGTATGATTACAGTATCTCCACCTTGAATAGATTGTTGATACATTTCGTTGCTAATAGGAGCTCCGTCCTGACCTAATGCTTGCATTTTTAATCTATCACCTTCTTCTGATAAACCTTTAATATAACCACCATCATTTGTTCTTCCATCAGCTTTTGCTTTTAAACTTTCCATTGCCTCTATTTTTGCTGATTCATTAGCCATTTTTGCATTAAATGCTTCTGTGAATCCTTCTACAGGTGAGAATAAATTTTTAAGAGCTCCAACCGCACCAGCTGCGACAGCTTTAGGGAATGCTGTAATTTTCATAAACATTTGCATTAATGATATACCAATATTTTTTACTAATCCACCGATGCCGATATCAGCTATAGTATCTCTTACTTTATTTAACATATTAATAATACCATCAGCAAGCATATTATAAAGTTTATCAAAGAAATCAGCAAATGAGAATTTTGCAAATTTTTCTCTTATACCATCTACACCTGGTATTAAATCAATTATGAATCCTAGTGCTTGTTTTAAAAAGTCTAAGAATGAGCCAATTAATAATCTAAAAGCGTCTCTAATACCACCAAAATAACCACGTATAATTTTATTAGCCAAATCTTCTTCTTTCTTCACATCGCTTATAAAACCTTTTAAGAACCCGAATACCAAAAGAACCGGCCATAATAGTTTACCAACTACTTGTCCTATTCCTCTAAATAATCCTTGTATTCGAGTAAAGAAACCAAAGAATCTAGATAATGGACCTTGTTTAGCAAATAATTCTTTTATCCTATTTGCAGCTTTTGTGAATATATTTGCTTTACCGCTTGAGCTAAATAAACCTGCAATTTTATCAGCAACACCTGCAAAGAAAAACGATAATCCTGTGAAAGCTCCTCTTACTTTATTGATTACTATAGTAAATGGCTTTTTAATAAAATTAACTAAACCACCTAAGACTCTAAAAATAAATCCTTGAGGAGAAAATGCTAATTTTGCATCAGCTAATGCTTTAAATGCAGTAGGTGCACCAGTAATTAAACCACCAATAGCTAGACCAAGAGCTTTTACAAAATTATATATGTTTTTACCAAATGTAAATAAGTCTTTAAATGTTAATTTAAAGAAATTGATGATTTTACTCATCATGCCGCCAGAACTTCTTCCTTGAAAGAATTTTACAAGTCGACTATTTTTAAAAAACTCAACAAATTGAATTCTAAAATTAGCAAATCCAGTTCTTATTGCTCCAAATAATTTATCAAATTTGAAAAATGTAAAAGCTTTTTTAGCTACGTTTGATATGCCTCCACCTATTGCTTTTAATGCATTAACGTATGGTTTAATAAAACCTTGGACTAGACCTATTACGAATCCAACTAAAGCTGTTCTAAATATCATTCCTATTATACTCATGCCATCTTTACCTTTAAAGGCATCTTGTAATAGTTTATATTGTTTCTTTAATTGTTTAAATTGGTCAAGAAGAGTATCGTTTCTTTCTTCATCTCTTTTTGCATTAGCACGATTTCGTAATAATTCTTCTCTATGCTCTTCAAGGTCTTCTAATCTGCCTTCTCTTAATGCAAGTATTAATTCATTTGTCGATTGCAACTGAGCATTAGACATGTTATGACCTTCATTTTGAATATACTCTTGAAGCTCATTTGAATAATGAACAGCTTCTTCTTGAAGTGCTGTTTGGTCTTGATTCATTTGATTAAGCTTATCCACTACGTGGTCAAGCGTACTCTTTACTGGTCCATCTCCTGTTAATGCCATTTAAATCTTCCTATTTACCGCCAAATGCTTTACCTGCTTCAGATATACCAAATGCACCAAGTGTGACTACCACAAATGATGTATATATTGTTTCAGAAACTTTTAAGTCCATATCCCATACTAGTGCTGTCACTAAGTCTGTTATACCAAATATAGTCATTAGTGTAAAAGATATAAATCCAATAATTGCTTTTTCATTTAAATCATTATCATCTAAAAACAATTCTATGAATCTTCTTTTACGAGGTGCTAATTGCTCTCTTGCTTTTTTAGCTTCCTCTTGCATTTCTGCAATTGTATCTTCTGCTGCATCGAGTTTCTCGATGAGCGCCATATACTTATCTAAATCTATTTCGACTTCATTTCTACTGTTATCTTGTCCTTCAGCCATGTCATGCTCCCATTCTTCTTTGCTCGTTTTTTATACGCTCATTTTCCTTCTCTATATGTTCCTTGAGGAGAGCTATATAAATCTCCCTTTCCCACGGTACCATATCATTTAATTCTGTCAAACTATATCCATGATGTTGCATCATAGCAAAGTTAGACTTGTAATGGTTTACAAGACTATCGTGCGAAAGGCCTACGTAAAAAAACTTTGAAGTCCTCTTAGTTCCTGTGTTTGTTCCTTACCGCAACTGCACGTGTATTCAATTGTTGTACCTAGTGTTGGTTGACTTTGAAAAAAGTCTGATAATTTCATAAATTGTACTGAACTTAAAGATTCAACAAATTTATTTAATGATTGTTTTGTTTCATTTTCTGCTGGATATACATCATCAGCATCAAATATTGAATCAATACAAGCAGTTATCATTCCTAATGCATTTTCTACATTTTCCTCAGCATCAGCCATTTTAGAGACTGCATTTACTGATGGATATTTCAATACTACACCAACATCATCGGTCAACATAATTTTAGTTTGTTCCTCACTTATTACTGGATGTTCAATATCATCAAAATTGACACTTACATCCGTAATACCGTCACAATCTTCATCACTACATTTTACTCGCAAATCAATTGATTCACCAACTGATTTTGACCTTAATGCTAAAAATAATGATTCAATGTCAAACATTGGTAATTCATCTACATTTAGCTCAGTCAGAAGACAAGCTTTAATAACATCTACAACAGCCTTCATAACAACCTCTTGGTTATCAGACTCCATAGCCATCATTAATATTTTTTCTTCTTTCACTAAATATGGTCTATATTCAACTGTTTCTCCAGTTGATGGTAAAACCATACTATACCTCGCGGTATTTAGCTCTGGTAAAGCCATAATATTCTCCTATATTATTATCCAAATATGGATAGCGCACTTTTAATTAAGCTACCCGTACTACTTATCGCGCCTTCAGGCACGTATCTATCATAAGCAAAACTCACATTTAATCTACTAATAGTATTTTCACTCTCATTAGAAAGTGGTATTTCACTCATTGTCACAGGGAATGCTCCCTCTAATTTTACACCATAAATCGGCGTATTTTGTTCATCTAATTGTTGTATGATAACATCTGTGACTATGTCTTTTTTATAAGCTATACAGTATTTATCATTATCAACTATATTATTTATCCATGCATCAAACATCGTTTTCATATGATAATCAAAAAAAAAAAAAAAA